ACGAAGCTGAAGTTAAGGCTGCCGCCGAGAAGGCTGCCGCTGAAAAGGAAGCAGAAATCAAAGCTGCTACCGAAAAAGCCCTTGCGGAAAAGGAAGCAGAGCTGAAAGCTAAGGCTGAAAAGGAAGCGGAAAAGAAAGCCGATGCCAAAGCCGCAAAGGATGCCAAAGCCGCTGAAGCCAAGAAGTAAGGAGTGACGCACCATGACGGTCATCGAAACAATCAGATTGGTGGGAACAGAATTCAGCACAATGCAGGATTCGGTCATTCAGCAATGGATTGAGATAACACAGCCGATGGTGAGTAAAAAGCAATTCGGAAAACTGTACGAACAGGCTCTTGCCTACCTCGTGTGCCACCGCCTGAAGATGTCCGGACACGGTACAAACCCTCTCGGAGAACTCGGCACTATCGGCATCGGTTTCGCTGTTGGAAGCGTTTCCGAGGGAGGCAGTAGCATCAGTTTTGGAGCGAATCAAAGTTCCAATATCGTAACGGATGCCGAACTCGGTCTAACCGTTTACGGTGTACAGTATCTCTCTCTACGCAGAATGGCAATCGTTCCTATCCGTTGTGGTGCTGAGGGGGTGTAACCCTTGGCATCTGTATTTTCAGACCTCACACCGGAGGGAAAGAAGTATTTCAAGGAACTGCAAAAGCTCGCCAACCTTGAAGTGCAAGTCGGCTTTCAAGCCGGTGAATCAAAAGAAAAGGACGGTGCAGATGTAGCTGAAATTGCCGCATACAACGAATTTGGTTCATCATCAACTCCTGCAAGACCGTTTATGAAGCAGAGCTTCGAGAAGCACAAAGACCAGTTGCAACAGGCTTGCGATGTCGTGAATAAGACCATCACGGACGGAGGCACAGCAGACCAAGCACTTGCGAAGCTCGGAGTGTTCTGTAAAGGACTTGTTCAGCAGGAAATCGTTGACGGCGGTTTCGCTCCGAATGCAGAATCCACAATCGAAAGAAAAGGCTCTTCGCAGCCATTGATTGACACCGGAACTATGAGGCAGTCAGTCAATTATGTCGTTAAGAAAAGGAAGTGAGCCCTATGAATATCAAACTGTTTAACAAGAACTACTGGTTGAGACGGTTCTCTGCTCAGACTGAGATAATGGGCTACATGACTTCCACTTATCAAGACATCGTAGTCAGTCTCAACGCTCACCCGTTAAGCACAAACCAACTGCAAGCACTACCCGAAGGAGAACGGACCGTTAAGCGTTTAGAAGCACAGAGTTCCGTAGCTTTGCAGGCGGCTGATGAAACAGCAGGAGTTAAGGGAGACCTTCTCCGATATGAAGGCGAATGGTACGAGTGTGTTTCCTCTCAGATGTGGAACCATACCGCACTGTCTCACTGGAATTGCCAGTTTGTCCTCGTCCCCCGTGACGGTTCACGGACAAACGACATCGCAAATCCTCCGCAGACTGAGCCGACAACAGGAGGTAGTCAATCATGAATATAGGCTCCGCAACTGAATTATTCAGACAGCTTGCAAAAGATTACTTCGGTCAGGGTACGACCGTGATTTTCGCAAACCAGAGCAGGTCGCCAAAGCCGAATCAACCGCTTGTCACCATAATGCTCGGAAACCCGAAAAGACCGTTGAACCCTCCGAAATCTGTGTATAACAACGCAGAAACCTCGTTTTATCCCGAAGGCATCGAAATGACAATAGACTTGTTTACGAACGGTGCTGATGTTATCAGCAACAATGTCGTAGTGGCAAAGAGCGATTCGTCTCTTGATGAGATGTATGCGTTCAAGGACTTCCTCGAATCGGAGTATTCCGTGGACTGGTGTCACACGAAAGACATTGCCGTTGTACCAACTGATGTAACCGCAATGACGGGAATCGTAAACGACACGACATATCAGTTCCGCTCACGGTTGATTGTGATGCTATATTTCACACACTTGACATCCGGTACAAGAGGCGGTTCAGCCGATTGACCGCAGTCAAATTATTCTATCCGATAGGAGGAAAAATCTATGCAAAAAAACTATGACCAGATTGCAACCGTTGACATCGAAATCGCATCTCCGATTGTCGATGAAACCAGCTTCGGCAACATTCTGATTGTCGGTCCTGCACCTGCGGTCGCTCCTACTACGGCTCCTTCCAAAGTTGCTGCATACTCCAACCTCGCAGAAGTTGAAGCAGCAGGTTGGGTTGCTACCGGTGCATCTGCCGACCCCGTTGGAATCGCCGCAATGGTTGCTTTCGCTCAAAGTCCGAAACCCGGCAAGATTTTCATTGCCGTAATTCAGACATCCACTCCCGAAGGTTCCGAAACTCCCGTTGCAGAGGAGCCTGTCGATACTGTTAAGAGAGCTATGGATACTGACGGTTGGTATGTTGTTACAACCGCAGGCGTAGCTACGAACAAGTTGGCTGCCATTGCAACCTATATTGAAACGACCGAGAAGATGTTCTTCTACACCGAACTCGCCGCTTTCTCTTCGGGTGCAATCACACCCACTTGCTCTTCTGCCCTTGACAGAACTGTCGCTATCTTCCCCCGTGAAAGCACTGCTCAGGCTGATGCGGATATTCCGATTGCAAACAAGTATATGAGCGTGGCGTTCGCAGCTTGTTGCCTCGGATACGAATCCGGCACCGAGACATTCGCTTTCAAGCAGTTGAAGATGATGAATCCTGCTTCTCTCAGCACTGCCGAAGTCAATGCTTTGAAGGCATCGAACATCAACTACTTCATCAATGTCGGCGGTAAGAACATCACTATGCTCGGCAAGGTATTGTCCGGCGAGTGGATTGATGTTATCCGCTTCCGTGACTGGCTCAAAAATGATATGCAGGTTCGTGTTGCGAACTTGTTCATCATTAACCCGAAGATTAAGCTCAACAACGGCGGTATCACCCTTATTCAGAACCAGATGCTTGCATCTCTCAAAGAAGGTCAGACAATCGGAGGCATTGCCGAAGATGAGTTTGACTCTGACGGTAATGCTATTCCCGGATACAGCGTTTCTGTTCCGGATGCTTCCACTTTGACCGATTCTGAAAAGGCATCCCGTAGTCTTGACGGCTTCACCTTCACTGCCCGTATTGCAGGTGCTATCCACTTTGTTGCAATCGAAGGCAGATTGACCTATTCGCTGTAAAGGAGGAATGAACGATGGGAAAAATCAGCACCTATAACCCGAAGGAAGTAACCTGTGCTTTCGGCACTCACATCGCTTCCGGCTTCGCAGATGACAGCTTCATCACTATCGACCCGAACGGTGACGGTATCACCAAAAAGGTAGGTTGTGACGGAGAAATCGTAAGAAGTGTCAGCCCTGACGATACTTACATCGTTAAGATTTCGCTTCTTCAGACATCTGCTACCAACAGCTTCTTGCAGAACAAGGTCGCTCAGGACATCAAGAACGGCGGCGGTACATTCCCTATCACCATCAAGGATTTGAAGGGTGGTATGGTATTCAGTGCCGATGCCGCTTGGGCTGCAAAGCCCGCTTCCCGTGGCTACGGCAAAGAAGCAAATAACCGTGAGTGGGAAATCCACACCGGTTCCGCTACTCTCAAAGAGTAAGTACAAATCCACGCCGGGTGAGAGGGCTTCCGAAAAGGAGGTTCTCTCATTCGGCTTATTATGTCAATAATGGGGGTTATTGCAATGAAACAATTAGAAACCACACAGAAGGTCATTGGTGATTACACATTTTACATCCGCCCGTTTCCTGCTTTCGTAGCGGCAAACATCAGCGGAGAATTGGCATCGGTATTGACACCGATGATTGGAGGTATTGCACCTCTCATCGGAGGAGATAACGGTGAAGATATTATGGATATGGATGTTGAGAAAGCACTCCCGTCTGTATCCGCAGCTTTTTCCGGCTTGTCTGGTGATAAGTTTGAGTCGATGATGAGGAAACTGCTTATCAACAACGGAAACATCTCCATTGAAGGCGAGGCAACCGAAGGAAAGACTATGAAGCTGACCTATGACCTTGCGAACGAAGTGTTCTGCGGTGAGGTTCAGGATATGTTTGTCCTCTGCTTTGAGGTCATTCGCCTGAATTTCGGGGGTTTTTTCAAGAAACTCGGAGCCCGATTTGGAAACCTGCAAGGTCTTTTGGAGAAGGTAGCTCCGAGTACGAAAGATACGGAACCCTCGACTTAACGCAGTTCTACGAACTCGAACTGAGGATGTATATCCTCATCAAAAACAGACTAGCCTCAAAGGCTGAACTTGAAACAGTTTACACTTTGGATGAAGCTCTGAAACTGTATGCCTTGTATCAAATGGACCAAGACATAAAGGCAGGACAGTCCGAAGAAATGCAGAAGGAACTGCAAAGAAATTAGCCGAAAGTGAGGTGGTTTGAGTGACAGTATCGGAATTCATCAACAAGGTTGGCTTCAAGGTCAAGGATGACGATGTAAAGAAAGTCAACTCGACAATCTCCGATATTAAAAGCACAGCAACAAAACTTCTGGGAGCCATCGGTATAGGGTTCAGTTTGAGTGCTATCAACGGGCTTGTAGAAGAATTCGGTAATGTCAACAAATCCATTAAGAGTTCGATAAGCGGACTTGAAAATATGGAGGAAGTCCAGAACCTTATTCTCGACAAGGCAAACGAAGCACGAGTGTCATATTCAAGTATGGCAAGCACGGTGTCAAACCTCGCTAAATCGAACTCGGACCTGTTCCCCATTGATGATGCAGTTGAGTTTTCCTCGACTGTTACGAAACTACTGAAAACTGCCGGCAGAAGCGACTCGGTTATAGACAGCATTATGGAGGGCTTCAACAAATCCTTCCAGAAAGGAATTGTCGATACCGAGACGATAAACAAATTGCTCGAACAAGCACCTGAAGCGGCAAATGTATTGTCGAAGTCTCTTGGTGTTAGCAAGGACAGATTGCTTGAAATGGCATCGTCCGGTGCTATGAGCGTATCGCAGTTGAAAAATGCTTTCCTCGATGCTTCTACCGAAATAGATGCGGCGTTTTCGGAAACGGGAATGACGATAAGTGAAGCGTTGCAGGTAATTCGTAATAAATGGGGATTGTGGCTTGCACAGACCGATGAAATGCTCGGATTGTCAAAATCCATATCCAAAGCAATGGTGTCCGGCTTCAACCTCGTAATGAATGTGTTGAATAAGCTGAGGACTGCCGTTGTTTGGATGTCAGAAAAGCTCGGAGGAACCGAAAACCTCCTGAAGATGATTGGCATTGTCGGCGGTGCCATTCTTACAGTTATGAAAGCCGATAAAATCATAACCTTCCTGAAAACGGCGAAGACTCTGATAGGAGCCATAAGTCTGAAGGCAATGCTGATTATTGCTATCATTGTTTTGATTGCATTGATAATTGACGATTTCGTCAACTTTATGCAAGGAAACAACAGCGTACTCGGTGAGTTCTTCAAGAAAATGGGTATTGATGCCGATGAAGTCCGTGACAAGATAAAGGCAGCCTTCACGAAAGTGAAAGACTTCCTGATTCAGGTATGGGGCGTAATCAAGCAGGTACTCGCAACCGTATGGAAGGTCATCAAGCAAATAGCCGTTGAAATCTTCGGTCACTTGCAGGAGTTTTGGCAGAAACACGGAGATAAAATCAAAGAGC